AGAGGCGGCATGGGCTAAAGAATATGGTCTTAGTGAGCTTAAATTTAGCTTGTTCGAGTGATGGCACTCAAATTTAAAAACCACAAAAAAGCCAAAGCAAATTTACCAGTTTGCACGGTCTACGGGTATGTCGCAAAGCTTAAATTTGCGATGAAATTTAAAATACTTGAAAGGAGAACGTCAGATGATGAAAGCCGTGTCAATGCTAGCGGGTCTAAGCCTAGCGCTAAACGATACTAGCGTGCTAGGCGGCGCGCCGACGCTAACGCCGACCAAAGCAAGAAGAAGTAAGGCGGCCTTTGCAAAAAGCGCGGTAACCCCCGGCGCAAAACACAAAAGCCAAACGATCAGATCAAACAGAAGAAAAGCAAAAATAAGGAGCAAAAGATGGAAATAAAAACATTTACGGACGTAGACAGCGCGCTAAAGCGCATTTGCGAGCTAGAAGTGGCGCTAGCAGACATAAACGGCGAGATAACCCTAAAATGCAACGAGATAAAAGACGCCCATAAGGCACAAGTAGAAAAGCTCGATAACGAGAAAAAATATATCGAGAGTCAAATAACGGCGTTTTGCGAGGAAAACAAGGCCGAATTTGCAGAAAAGCGTAGCAAAGAATTTACCTTTGGAAAGATAGGCTACAAGCTAAGTAAAAGTGTATCCTTGCCGCGCATAAAAGAGAAAGTAGAAAAGCTCATAAAGGCGCTAAAAAGCTATAAGCTTGAGGAGTGCATAACGTACGAAGAGACTATAAACAAAGACGCTATCGTAGAACTAGGAGACGCCGAGCTCGTTAAACTAGGTCTTAAGCGAGTCGTAAAGGATAACTTCCGCATAGAAACCAAGATAGAGAATTTGCAAAGCGCAAACGTCTAAATTTAAAGGGCTTTAAGCCCTTTAAAATGCGTTTAATTCGCCGTTAAGCGTATTTTAAAAGGTTTAAATTTTTGAAAGGAGTAAGTATGACGAACAAAGAGTTTGACGAGATCAAAGAGCTACTAAAGCTCTATAGGAAACAAAAAGGCATCACCATCAAACAGTGCAAGGAAAAATTTAATCATAACTTTTTTTGGGCATTTTTTGAGCATCAAGAAAGATCCATTAGATATTGGCGTTCAGAGCCCGTACAGCAAGATACGCCTCAATACTATATCGACTCGCTTTGTTTTTTGGCCGTAGTCGCCATTAACGCAGGGTATGCAGATGGAGTATTTTGCTGCGATAATAGTTTTTATGCGATATCTACTAGCGTCAGGCGGATATTTGACGAGATGGCCAAACACAGACTAAATCCGCATGAGTGTATGAAAAAATTTATAAAGGAAAAATCATGCTGAGTTTTTTCATTTGGGGGCTGATACTAAATTTTTATGCCGTGGTCATTACTACTGGCTTGCTGTGGGCAATAAAAGCCAAAAGAGACGAGAAAAAGGATAAGGCTACGGCAATGGCCGGAATCATCGCACTTACTTTGATACCTTACGTGATGGCCATTATTTGCCTATTTTTTATCATCGAGCTTGCCGTCTGCAAATTCGACTACGAAGAATATAAAAAGCAAAACCGCAAGGACAATTAAAGGGCTTTAAGCCCTTTAAAGAGCGTTTTAAACGGCTTTAAACGTTCTTTAAAAGGTTTAAATTTAAGGAAAAACCATGCAAAACATCGACGAAAAACTAAAAGCCAGACTTCTAAAGCTCCAAGCTCTAGCAGAGCAAGGCGTAGGTGGCGAAGCAAAGAATGCTAAAGATATACTAAACAGGCTACTAAAAAAGCACAAGATAAGCCTTGAATCCTTGATGGATGATGAAAAAACCAAGGAGTATTTTTTTAAATATGAGAGCAAATTCGAAAAAGAGCTTTTGTTTAGAATTTGCGCCAAAGTAAAAGATATATTCATAAGCGACGGTATAAGGTATATCCAGTGCAAAGGCAGGCAAATAAGCTTTTCTTTAACCAAATATGAGTTTATGGAGTTTGAAATTTTAAGATCGGCGTATTTTCAAAGTTGGGAGAAGTGTTTAGAAAACGCTCAAGCTGCTTTCGTATGGAAAAATAGACTAGGTTTCAAAGACAACAAACGCATAGGAGAGGTAAAACCTCTAAGCTCCGAAGAGATAAAAGAGATACTGAATATCCAAAAGATGGCCGAGGGGATGCCCGAAGCTCAGCTTCAAAGAAATTTGTTGGAGAGCAAATGATAGAGCCCGCTCCCGGTATCGCAAAATACCAGCTCGTCCAAAGGCTAGCTAAATACGGCATAGAGGGGGTCATCGATACTAAACTTTTAAGATGGGCAAAGATAAACGGTATAAATTTGCATTTCGTCTTTTCACACCCTGCCGCAAAACAGATCTTTGAGCTAAACAAAGAAAACATAAAGGCTAAGCTAAGAGAGTTTTGGGCGGATAACCTTGCCGCGATCAAGGAGGCGGGCATCATGTTTCGCGACATAAGCTGCGAGGTCATATACCGCTTGCCGCGCGATACGCAAGCTATGCAAGAAGAAAAGAAGCCATACGAAGAGCTAAGTAACGGTAGCTTTGAAAACAGAGCCAAGGATCCATCCATAAGACTAGGCTTTGAGCGCATAAGAAAGCATATAATCGCCGATCTTGAAAGCGGCAAGAGCGTATATGCGGGAGACGCGATATGAAATACCATAGGTTTTATAAGAGCGCCGCGCAGGTACTAAGCAGCCTAGATATACACGTAGATGAAGCCGTGGAATACTACGGCGGCCGCGACGTGTTTAGATCTTTGGCACAATACCGCAAGGCCGCATGGCAGACCGAGGAAGCCGCTAGAGCCGATCTTTTGACCGAGTTGCTCAACGAAACCGACGAGCATAGGTTTAGGCAAATTTTAGACGGACTAAGCGACGAAAAGTTTAAGATCGCAAAGATTTACTTTTGCGGCGAGGAGTAAAAATGACCAAAAACCAAGACGTCTATAGAAAACAGCTGCTTTATAGGATACATACTAACTCCTTGTACAAGGAAATCAAGCGCAATCACGCGTGGCAAGACTGGCTAAGGCTGCGTTTCGGCGTCGAAAGCTCAAAGGATCTTAGTATCGGCGAGCTAAATTTGGCGCTTGATATACTGCTTGGCAACGTGCCCGATAGGCTTGATTTTAAGCCCGATACTTTGGGGCGAAATTTGGTCGCAAATGCGCGCATAGACGCAAACAAATCAAGCAAAAAACAAAGCGGCGAGGCGGATAAAAAGATAAGCCGCAAGCAGTTTAATCTCATCGCGGCTAAGGCTGCGGAGCTAAACATGGACGAGTTTTCTTTGATGAAATTTATAGCTAAGCAAACGCGCGTACTCGTGCCTAAAATAGATCTTTTGCCAAAGATAAGGCAAGAGGACGCCACAAAGATAATCACCGGGCTTGAAAAGATAATTAAATTTAAGAAAGATAAAGAGGTTAGGCGGTGATATGTCCTAAATGCGCCTTTGAAAAAACAAAGGTGATCAGCACCATAAAAAGCACCGTAAACGAGAGATGGCGAAAGTGTCCGCAGTGCGGAGCCACGTTCGTGACGGTGGAGATAGTAAAAATAGACGACGACTTAAAGAAATACGTAAAAGAAATTTTAAAGGAAGACGATGAGCGGAAATAGATTCGATTTTTTAAACGCTCCTAGTATCGACGAGCTTTGCGCTCTTGAAGATAGGCAAATTTTACTCCCCGGCTTTTTGCTAGAAAAAAGCATAAACATAGTTTGGGGCAGAAGCGGACTAGGCAAGACATGGCTATGTTTCGCGCTAGCCAAGCACCTATCTAAAATGGGTTTTGAGAGCGTATATCTGGATGCCGACAACGGAGCCCAGCTCATAAAAGATAGAGGCTACGACCGCGTTATAAAGGAGCTTGACGGGTCTATGACCTACGTAAACGCCGATCTTATGGACGATGCTAAAATCGGGATGAGCGATATTTTTAAATCCATCGAGGATAATGCGGAAAAAGGCTACGATAAAGCCCTTTTTATCTTAGATAGCCTCTCGTTTTTTCTAGGTGAAGACGTATATGACGAGGCAAAGATTCATAAACTCATAACCTTTTGTAAGCGCGTACGAAGAGCCGGCGGCACGCTCATCGTGATAGCTCACGCCACCAAGGCCGGCGGCAACATAAGAGGCAGCGGTTCGCTCATAAACAGCGTGGATGAAGTGTGGGAGGCTGCGACTATGCCCTCAAAACAAGGCGAGTTAAATTTTATCCTAGAGCCTTATAAACGCCGTTTAAACGTCGAAAAATCGGCGTTTAATATCCGCTGCGTCGAATGCGCTTTAACGCAAACGGATCCCGCAAGCCTGGAGATCTCTCAAAAAGAGCTAGATAGAGCCGAAAGTATCAAAGAGATTTTATCGGGCGGCCCCCTTAATCAAAACAAAATTTATAAAGCTCTAGGCATCTCAAAAGGCGACCGCGCGACCCAAAGAACGCTAGAGAGGTTTTGCGGGATATACTGGGATAAATTTAGCGGCGCGGGCAATAGCGTAAACTATAAACTAATCTAAAAAGGAGCTAAAAATGCAAGAAAAAATACTAAATTCTCTAAAAGAGCTTGACAAAAATCTTGATATAATATCAAGTGATATAACGACTAGCGATCTAAAAGATAAAAACTTTAGGCGAATTTTAAAAAGCTTGAAGCTAAAATTTAAAGAGCTAAAAACGCTTGTAGAATGGAGCAAGGATGGGAGCGAAAGAGATACTGCTAAAAATTTGCGAGGCGAACGCTAGGGACGAACTAGAAAACGTCCTAAAAGAGGCTTTTGAGGAAAAAGACGACGTAAAACTACTAAAAAAACGGGCGTTGCTATGCGAATACTGCGCCGACGTACTTCAAGATATAGGCTACGCCGAGGATATGCTAGACGAGATCCTGAGCGTAGTAGCCTACAAGAATTTAGGCTACAAGATGGAAAGCTTTAGACATATACTAAGTAATGCTCAAAAAAATCTTGTTATGTCGGTATTTGCCCACTATGAGATGAAAAACGAGTTTTTTAAGGATAAAAATTTAGACGATGTTATAGAGGTAGTTTACGAAATAGAAGAGGATTTGAAAAACGAAGACCTAGACGACGTTCAAAAAACGGCGCTGCTAGAGATATGTAAAATCTGCAAAGACGCCAAAGAAGAATCTAAAATAACCGGCGTTAGCGCGGCGAAAAAACTTCATACGCTAATAGTCGGTAAATTCGCCCTATATGCTAACGTATTATCAAGCATAAAAAGCAAAAGCCTAAAAGAAAAACTCTTGAAACTTTATAGGGCGGCGGAAATAGCAAATACTTTTTTTGAGCTACAAGAAAAAATCATAAATTTTCTACAGTAGGTATAAAAAATAAACCAAAATGCGAACACTTGTTTTAAAAGCTCGAAATAAAGGGCTTTTAAAGCGACGCAAGTGTTCGCAATCTTAAAATTTAAACCTGCGAACACCTATCTTTGAAACTCTTTTATAATCTCCTCTTTCAGATAATCGTTGATGTCTTTTGCGAGCCTAGGCTCTAAATTTCCGCTACCGTCCACGGGTAAAAAAGGACGAGCCGGGATATGGACGTTTCTATGCCTGCCGGCTCTGGCGGTGCCGAATTGATGCGTAAGCCC